CAAGCACATAGAGGTTATACCCGATAAATTTATACCGCTGATTCTGCTTGCGTTCGGAATTGCAGGTGCATTCGCCTGTGTCGGCGTGTCGGTTGATGCAGTTATACAGGGTGTGCTTGTAACCGGCGCTGCGGTGTACGGGAATCAGATTGTGAAACAGTTGAAGAAAGATGAATAAGCATAATAATTCCCCGCTACCCTTAATTGGGCGGCGGGGATTTATGTTTTATCTATGTCAAAACAGGGCGACTTATTCCAGATTCGTGTTGCATTTTGTGTTGCATAGAGGGTGAAAAATGCAACACACATCATGAAAAACGATAAATATAACATGAAAAATATTTCAGTCAAAACAGCCAGCAAAGCCGCGTAAACAGTTGTAACATTGTTAATTTCCATCAATTTTGTTAATCTCTGTGCAAAATCCATATAAATGCCTCCTAAAAATTATGACTAATAGCAACAAAATGTTGTTGACTACCAACACTTATATTGCTATAATACAGGTGTAATTTAATTTTATGCAAAAGGTGATGAAAATATTATATGTTGCTGTTTTTGTCAATACCAATAGTAATGTTTTTTGGAAATTTTTTGTAAGGTGGTGAAGGAAGAACGTGACTATTGGCGAATCAATTAAGAGATTGCGCGAAAAGGCGAATATGACACAAAAAGAATTGGCCGATGCGCTGGAAATCAAGCAATGTGCAGTATCGCATTGGGAGCAAGGAATCCGGTTACCTAGTTTGGCAAATGTTATCAGTATAGCAAAGCTTTTTAACACAACAACAGATGAAGTGCTTGGAATCAGGAAAGGAGGGGATAAAAATGACATGGACTGACCGTATCGCGCTATTACGCATTTTTTTGGCGTGGCTGTTCGGCAGCATTTTATTTGGCTACATAGTGGACAAGTTTATCCAGCGCATAAAAAATCGCCGCCCACGCTCGGCAAAGCGTAAAGCGGCAACAAACAAAAACAATCCATATTAATTGTAAACGAAAGGCAGGTTAATGTCAATGAAAAATGTATCAGGAATATTTAAAAAGCAAGGAGGAAGTCGAGTAAATGTTTTACGTCGGAATTTTATCTAATCACGGCAAAATCCTAGAAAGCGACGAGGATGCCATCAGGTATGCTTGCTCAATGTTTGACCTATACCCTGCTAATGACTTCTGGCAAGGTTTTGATTACGAAGGCTTTGCAGAATTTTTCGACCTCGAAAGCTACTTCTCCGGCGACTGGATAATATACAAAAGTCGGGAAGAATACGAAGCCGAACAGGAGCGATTGCGTGAGCAGGAAAACGACGAGGACAGCTACATAAAGGAAAAGAAATATTGGGATGCGTTGCAGTACCGCACGGGGAGCAGGTTGTGATGGCAATAAAGCGTGGCGTTGATTTCTATGTTAAAGGCTACACAACCGTATCAATCGGCTTTCCTGAAGGCAAGATAGCGTGTCAATGGTGTCACTTATTCCTGCAATATGACAGAGATTTCAGAAGGTACCGTTGTGCATTGACTTATGAATGGATAATAGACCCGTTTCATGGTATTGGGCGGTGTTGCCCGTTGGAAATTGAGGATGTAGAAAATCAAAACAAAGAGGTGAAATAATTGGAGATAAAGTTTAGAAAACTCAAAGAGGATGAAATCGACGTGCGTGTTGCACAGATAAACGAAAAGGGCGCAAGCCTGCTGTTATACAAAGACGCAAGAGTAGACCAGAACATATTGGATGAAACAGTTGGGCCGCTGAATTGGCAGCGCAGGCATACAAGGGATAACGCAAACTGCATTGTTTCTATATGGGATGAAGAAAAGAAACAATGGATAGAGAAAGAGGATACCGGCACAGAAAGCAACACCGAAAAAGAAAAAGGCCTTGCATCCGACAGTTTTAAGCGTGCCTGCTTTAACTGGGGCATCGGCAGAGAATTATATACCGCCCCGTTTATATGGGTGCCTGCTGAAAAAGCAGGTGTTGAGCGCAGAAGCGATGGAAAATATCATACCAGATACACTTTTTACATTGAAAAGATTGCGTATGACGATTTAGGCAATATATCTGAACTGCTGATTAAAAACCAGTACGATGAGCCTGTGTTTACTTGGGATAAGTCGAAAATCAAACGAGGTTCTAAATCAACCCCTAAACAACCAGAAGAAGTCGAGCAGTATGTATGTTTCGATTGCGGAAAGCCGTTTGAATCAGTAACCTTTAAAGGCAAGAAGTTAAGCGCTAAGGAAGCGTACGAGATGAGTATGCAACAATGCAAAGACGGTAAAGCAAGATGCAGGTCATGCAGAACAAAATTAAAGGAGAAAGATAATAATGCTTAATGTAGTTTGCATAATGGGGAGAATGGTTTTTGAGCCAGAACTCAAACAAACTCCGAACGGTACTTCCGTTATAACCTTTCGGATAGCACATGACCGCAGCAAAGGCGAGGACAAGCAGGTTGACTACATAGATGTTGTCGCTTGGCGAGGCACGGCAGAGTTTGTTTCTAAATACGTCAAAAAAGGCTCTCTGGTGACCGTTACAGGCTCTTTGCAGACAAGGTCATATGAGGATAAGGCCGGAAACAAACGCACCGTGTACGAGGTTTTAGCAAGCAATGTGTACTTCGCTGAAAACAGGCGAAAAGACGAAAATAAAGCGAGCACCGCACAATTAGATGCTGAGGCGGATTTTGAGGAAATAACGGATGATGAAGATGACCTCCCGTTCTAATCTGCGTTGCCCTATCTGTGAAAAGCGGGTTGGGATAACATCAAAACCGAACACGCATTTGTCCACTGCCCCGCTTTTAAAGCGATAGTGTGTATGTCGCATTGTGAGATATGCAAGTATCACAACTCAGATGTTTCAATAAGCTGGTGTGATTACGGGAAAAAGGAGGTTAAAAAGGTTGGAGCAACCTAATTACTATGCAATAATCCCGGCAAAGGTTAGGTATGACACTCGATTAAGTTCGAGCGAAAAGCTGTTATATGCAGAAATTACATCGTTGGCACAAAAAGACGGTTACTGCTTTGCTAATAATGCCTATTTCGCAAAGCTTTACGGCGTGTCAAAATCCACAGTAACACGCTGGATAAGCAATTTACAGGAACAGGGATATGTAAAAATAGACCTTGTTAAAGACTCTAAAGGCGCAATAGAGATGCGCAAAATCATTATTATAGACAGCCTAGACCTATACTCAAAAATGATTGGGGGGTATACGCAAAATCCGCAAGAGGGTATACGCAAAAATGCTTACTATAACAATATAAATATTAACAATACAAGTATTAATAATATACCCCCTATATCCCCCAAAGGGGATGATGATGTTGAAGAATTGTTCAATCGTTTTTGGCAAGCATATCCTAAGCACAAAGCAAAGCAGACCGCGCTAAAGGCTTTCAAAAAACTTAAAGCCGATGAAGCGTTGCTTGAAACCATGCTAAAGGCAATCGAACAGCAAAAGCAGTCGCCGCAATGGCAACGGGATAACGGGCAATACATACCCTATCCGGCAACTTGGCTTAATCAGCGGCGCTGGGAAGATGAAACGGACAAGCCTGAGCCGGAAGAACCGGAAGATAACACACCATCCTATTTGACGAGGTATCTGTGATGGACGCAAGAGCAAAGGATGCAGAGGTTTCCGTTATCGGCGGTATGCTGTTGAATGAAACTGCGGCGGCATCTGCGCTTGAACAGCTAAGCGAAAATGATTTTTCAGACCCTGTCTGTCAGCAGGTGTTCGCCGCAGCCTTGCGACTTGCGAGCGAAGGCAAGCGGATTGATGCAGTAACACTAATACCGAGGTTGGGCAATGAGTTTAAAACATTCCTGCTTGATGCCGCTTTAAAGCTCCCTTCCCTATCCGGTTATCAACACTACATAGATGTTGTTCTCGAAGAAAGCAAACGGCGCAAGTTGCTTAATGTAATTTCCGAGCAGCAGTTGGCATTAATCGAGGGCTGCCCGGTGATGGAAGCGGAGCAGGCAATTTACAATGTGCTGAATGAAACAGCAAAAAGCGATGGCGAGCTGTGTACGGCTTATGAAGCTATGAGTGAAACAATAGACGAACTCGAAGGTATACGTAAGACCGGTAAACAAATCGGGATTACTACTGGTTTTAGCAGCGTTGATTACAAAATTGGTACATTCCTGCCGGGCGGATATTACATCGTAGGCGCACGTTCCGGCATGGGTAAAACAGCGTTATTGCTCTGTATGGTGAGAGCTGCCGCTAAAAGTGGGAAACGATGTCTTGTTTTTTCGCTTGAAATGCCGAGGAAAGGTCAAGGCGGATTATCAACGAGGCTGTTATCGCAGGAAACGCAGATAGAACACGACAAGATACGGTTTGCGAAGTACAGCGACAGGGATTTAAAACTCATGCGCCAGCAGACCGCAGAAGATTACATGAACAACATTATTATCTATGACAAAGCAGAAATGACGGTTATGCAGATACAATCCGTTATTCGCAGGGTTAAGCCAGATATTGTGTACATAGATTACTTAGGCTTAATAAAAGCGAAGAAAGCGGACAAGCGGGAAATCGAAATTGCAACCGTATCGAGAGAGCTGCGAAACGTCGCCAAAGCCCTGAAAGTGCCTATGGTTGTACTGGTACAGCTTAACCGTGAAACCGATACAGCTAAGGCGAAAGATAAGGCCGGCAGACCTACCCTTGCCAATATCAGCGAAAGCGATAGCATACACCGTGATGCTGATACAGTAATGCTGCTTTACCGCCCGGCGCAATACAACTCAAAAGAGGACGAACACAAAGCAGAGTTGATTGTAGCTAAGAACAGGCAAGGCAAAACAGGAATAGTGCCGCTGTTCTGGACGGGCGAAACAATGACGTTCAACGGAATGTACGAGTTTGACCAATTTCCCGTTACTCCGCCGGACCCGCCGAAGTTGAAAGAAGATTATGACGACGTTGAATTGATTTAGGGGTGAGCGAATGAATATAACGTCAATACATAGGTGCAAGCTGTTTGGCTGCTTATTTAACCGAAAAGGCAAATTGTACCATATGAGTTACGGCGAAAAGAAATGCTGCTTTTTCTGCAATAGAAAATCCGACTGCCCCAATCCTTGTTTAAACCACCCGGAAAAGTGCAGGCAATATCACTTGTATGGGGAGGATGTTAATGGGCAAAAGTCAACGCAATAAAGGCAAGCGCGGCGAGCGTGAATTTGCGGCATTGTGCAGGCAATACGGGTACGATTGTAAACGCGGACAGCAGTATAGCGGCATAGGCGGCGAGGATGTTGTGGGGTTGCCCAACATACACATTGAGGTTAAACGGGTTGAAAAACTAAATCTGCTTGACGCTATGGAGCAGTCTATCCGAGATGCAAAAGGCAGGATACCGATTGTCGCACACAGGCGTAATAATAGTATGTGGCTGATTACTATGCGGGCGGACGATTGGTTTACCATCTACCGAGAATATGAAGCTGGATTAAAGGATAGCGAATAAACGCTCTATAATCCTTATACAGGCGATTTTGTTCCTAGGAATACAACGATATTGGACAAGTAGTAAAAACGCCTAGAAACGGATTCTGGGGCAAAAGAAAGGGGATTGTATGAAACTTATCTACGTCGCCCACCCTTACGGTGGCAAATGGCACAACAAACGCAAAGTTGAGCGGATAATCCGCAAACTGATACAGCAATATCCCGATTATACGTTTTACAGCCCGATACATGCGCTTGGATTTATGTACCACGACATAGACTACGACAAAGGTATGGAGCATTGTCTTGAGATACTTAAGCGGTGCGACGAGCTTTGGCTGTGCGAGGGGTGGCAGAGCAGCAAGGGATGTTGTATGGAGCGTCAGTTCGCGTGGCGTAATTCGATAAAAACAAGCGAACTTCTTAAGCGCGCGGATGGGGCATATAGAACGGTGCGGCTTCCTAACATGGTTGCAGAAAGCGAGGGTGAACAATGAAAAACTCGTACATACAACGCATTGAACAAGCCAAACGAGCCGCATATAACGAGGGCATATTCAAAGGCGCAAGTTTTGTTTTAAACGTTGCAACAATCGCACTAAATCGGCTATACGGATTTGGCGCAGATAGGATTGAGCGGTTGGAAACGGAAATAAACCGCATTATCGAAACCGAATTCAAACATAACGATGAAGTAGAGGTTATAAACATGCAAAAGGCAATTCAGCAAATAAGAGGAAAGCGAGGGTGAATGATGAAGGCAAAACCAATAATCTTTAACACCGAAATGGTTAAGGCAATATTGGTATGTATATCTAAGGAGTGATAGTGAAATAGATGCTTACACACTTTAGCTTATTTTCGGGTATAGGGGGCATAGATTTGGCAGCCGAGTGGGCGGGGTTTACAACAGTCGGACAAGTTGAATGGGCTGATTATCCCACGAAGGTACTAGAAAAGCATTGGCCTGATGTGCCGAGATGGAGGGATATAAGAAGTGT